GAGGCTATCTAATGTCTATTGATGTTGGAACAAGTAAGCAAAAAGAAGTTGAGGCTAAATTTATGCAAAGACCTATTAATGGAAATACTTTTCAAACTAAATCACTTATTACTTCATTTGGAACACCTTTTAGAAAAGACTATCTAGTACCTGAAATTTTATCAGAAAAATCAGATTTAGAAATGAGAGCCAAAGCAGATGCTACAACATCAATTTCTGCTGGATTCCAATTAATCCTAGAGAAAGTTGTTCAAAGCTAATGAGTAAATCTGCATTACAAAAAATAGAATCTCACGAAAAACTTTGTCGTATTATGCAGAAACTAACTCATCAAAAAATTTCAGTAATAGAAGAAAAAGTAAAAAGACTTGAAAGAATTTTATTAATATGCACAGGCTCATTAATTAGTGCTATGGGTTATGTGATTATGGTTTTGTTAGAAAAGCTGTAGGCTTTACAAAAAGCAAAAAAGAAAGTACAAGCGATAATTGTATGATTTATAAGAATGTTCTCATTATTTCAGATACTCACATACCTTATTCAGTACCCGAACTTTTACCATATCTCAAAGCTTTAAAATCTAAATATAAAAATTTTGATAAAGTTATTCATATAGGGGATGAACTTGATAAACATGCTATGTCATTTCACGATAGTGATCCTGATTTGCCATCCGCTGGGGATGAATTAAAAATGTCTTTGCCAACAATAAAAGAATTAGAAAAATTGTTTCCTCAAATGGATTTAATGGATAGTAATCATGGAAGCTTAATTTATAGACGAGCATTAAAACATGGAATACCAAAAGCATATTTAAGAAATTACAATGAATTTTTACAAGTTGGTAAAGGTTGGAAATGGCATGATGATTTAACTATTGATACTCCTTTAGGTAAAGTTTATTTCTGTCATGGTAAAACTGCTGATGTATTAAAACTTGCACAATCAATGGGAATGAGCTGTGTTCAAGGACACTATCACAGTTCTATGGGTGTAAGATATTATGGCAACAGTTTAGGTTTATATTATGGGCTTCAAGTAGGGTGCATGATAGACAGTAAATCATTAGCCTTCAGATATAATAAGGTGCAAAAAGCTAGACCAATTATTGGTTGCTCTATAATTAAAAATGGATTACCTATTATAGAACCTTTTTTAAAGGATAAATCAGGAAAATGGATAGGAAAGTTATTATGAGTACAAATACACTAAAAAAGACCCTTTTAAAGAGCCATAGAGCGACGCACAGCGATAATTCTGCATTTTCTGACCAAGTATCAGGGAATCACTATAAGAGCCTTAAAATTCAACCTTTAGAGTATTGTATGGCTAATAATCTTAATGCTTGTCAAACTCATGTTGTTAAATATGTTTCTAGATATGATAAAAAATGGAAAGATAAAAAAGATCAGATTAAAGATTTAAAAAAAGCAAAACATGTAATTGATATGCAAATAGAATTATTAGAGAAAGAATAAAATGTGGTTGAATTTATTATCGTTGGGTGTAAAGACAGGGGCTAAGCTATATCAAAATAAACAACGAACAAAACAATTATTGTCAGATGCACAAATGCGTCATGCAGAGCAAATGGCGAAAGGCGAAATTGAATTTAAAGCAAAAGTTATTGAAAGTAATGACAATGGTTTTAAGGACGAATTTGTCCTCATTCTTGTTTCTATTCCTATTCTGTTATTGGGTTGGTCTGTGTTTTCTGACGATCCAGAAATTCGTAATAAACTAGATACATTCTTTGAATATTTTTCAAATCTTCCTTATTGGTATCAAGCAATTTTTATTGGAGTTGTATCTGCTATATATGGATTAAAAGGTGCAGACATTATGCGTAAGAAGTAGTAAGATGTCTTAATGGACATAGATTTTAAAATTATAGAAGCAGAATTTCAGATTGAATCTAAATTTAATCCTTATGGTCATTTTATTGCATTGCGTTTTATTGATGTCGTGCCTGCTAAACCAAAATTATTACAAACTATTGAAGATTTAACTAAACACCAAGATGTAGAGTTAATTGATTATAACTATAAAGAAATTAAAATTACTTCTAAAACTAGCCTTAAATATTTTGATGTAACTATAAACTAGGGCAGTTCAGAACCAGTTAAGGAACCACCCTAGCCAAACTACTCACTCTCGCTTGTAGTTCTATTTAATAACAGATATAAAATCGCTATTAAAATTCATTTATCCTCTAGTAAGCTTTTCAGTTGCTAGATTATTAATAGATTGTTGTTTTAAGTTTTCACAATAACTATGACCATTTTTAGCTTCTATTTTATAATAAAGATATATTTTTTTCTTATCTGAAAGTTCTTTTTTAACTTTCTTATATCTTTCATCATTACTAGCTTTAGTTTTTGCTAAAGTTGTACTAATAGATTCATTAGTTATTTTCTCAATAACAACAAAATCAAATACTTCCTGAACTTGATCCTTTACTTCATCATAATCTATTTCTGCTCTTACAAATCTTTTATCTAGTGCATCTAGATATGAAATAATTTTATGAGGATCAAAAAATTCTGGTCGTATTTGTATATATTTTGCTTCTTCTAACATTAACCTAGTTCTTGTTCATATTGCTCTGGGTTAAAATCAGTTGCACTTTCTTTAGCCCAATCTATTTCTTCTCTTGGACTTTCTGGCAATTTATCATCTGTAAGCTGAATACCTTGTTTAGCTTGTTGATAATTTTGTTGTTGTTGTGGTTGAGGATTGTAACCAGATTTATTAAATGGTTTAACCAAATAATAAGTAATTTCTAATTTCATTCCATTACTATAATGAGTAGGCTCTCCTTGTGTTACTTTAGAACCCCATTTAGCAATATAGCCTGCTCTAGTGTATTTTTCTATTTGTGGAGAATTTAACCAAGATTGAATATTTGTTAAATCAAACATTTGTTTAGTTAAACTACATTTAAATTGAGCCTTGTTAGATGAAGCTTGATACTCCATTTTTGGTGCTCGATTACCTGTGCTATACATAGTAAGTGTTAAACCTGCGAATGGTAGGTTTTGGTTTTGTATTTGTGTCATGTTTTTTCCTTATTATTGTTTCTTGTTTTTATTTAGCTTAATTATTTTCCATTGCTATCATTAAGTATTTAGCACCTAGAAAAGCATTAAACATTTGTTTATTTAAAGGAAGTTCCTTAACTTCTATATTACTATCTTTTTTAGGTAATCTTATAATTAACCCTTTAGTAATTTTCTGTTTAGTTTCTTCCTCGTAGGCTTCTTTATATGCGTTCAACTGTAAAGTATAGTCAAACGATATATGATTACTTGTTTTAATATCTGCTAAAACAAGATTGTTTTTCTTATCCTTTAGGACAAGATCAAGAGTACCAGCATAATTGTGTTTCTTAGAAAATATTTTTTTTTCTAATTCAACTACTTCATACTCTTGGGTTTTCCACCAATCTAAAAATATATTCCAGCAATTAATAACTGCTGTATCAGATTGGTTTGGAATTTTTTTACCTTGAAGAAAATCTTCAATTAAACCATGAACTACTGAACCTACTAAACCAGCATCATCTTTTATCTTATTAGTTTTCTGTTTAGCTTCATGGATTATTCTTTCAAGTCTAACTCTATCTAAACTTTGATCATTATCTAACATACTATGTAATGAATCTTTAATTGCTCTTATAGGAGTTGATACTAACCAATTAGTTAATTGTGGTTTAGGAATACCTTTTCCACAAATCCCTGTAACACTTTCTACTTTTTGTCCTTTGTGATAATAAATGTGTTTTTCATCATCAAAGTCTAACTCTAGATTATTTCTTAATTTAGTTTTTATATACATGTTTTTCCTTTTCTAGTTTAATCGTTCAAATAATTGCGTTATGTCGTATTTATAATACTTACTTAATGCAAATAATTTAGCTGTTGTAGTTGTTATACCTTTTTCAAATTTATATAAACTATAAATTGTCTTAAAGTATATTTTATTGTCTTGAACTACTGCTTCTGCAGTAATATCTTTTTTAAGTCTAATATGCTTAAATTTTAGACCTATTATTTGATCTAATAGCTTATGATTAGGTTTTTTCTTAAAATCCTCAACCATGCCTTTAATCATATAATCTGTTTTGATTTGTTTATTCAT